AAACTAGGATCTACAATGGCTGTAGCATCGGGATTATACCGGGGCATTCCAAACAGTCCCTTACCGGCCAGAGCTTTTGCCGATCCAAAAATACCTTGTTGTAACGGATTAAGAGGCCCGCTGCTGAACAGGTTACTTGCGGCCGTAAACGGTGTTGTAAGGCCTTTCTGCAAGCCACCAAAGAAAGTAGCTCCTGGAGCGGTACTCATGGCGCCACTGATGCCACCCATAATCCCTTGGCCAGCCCACGCCATACCTGCCGCCTTCAGGGCATCTCCCCAAGACCCTCCCTGAAGTTTGGCCGTAAGACCAGAAGCTATGATACCGCCAATACCCGGCGCAATTATGTTACCAACAATAGGCGCAATAATCGGAAGCGCCTTCTTAAATACCTTCTTTACCGCCTTAAAAATCTTCTTAAAGAAAAACTCTGGTTGACCCGTAACCGGGTTAATTGAATTAAGGCTACTACCAACAACGTAACGATTGGGGTCGCGAATCCCCATCATCATCATCTGGCGGAAAAGGTCCCGCTTTAACTGCGGGTTGCTGTCCAAAATCTCCTTGGGAATAACCGTTTCCCCGTGAGCAGCATGAACCATGTAGTCATCGCCGTAGCGACCCAGCGTGGCCAAACCAGAGGCCAAGGATTCAACCGAAGGTTCCCCAGCATATTTAGGAGTTGACAACATCACGTAAGCTCCAAGACATTTGCAAACGCCATGATCTTTGACGCCGTATCACAATTAAGTATAAGCGTGTCGCCTGTCTCAAGGACAAAAGGTCCTGAATGGGACACGTCTGCGGTCGTCGCTATGCTGTCTTTCTGGAGCGTGACCGTTGCTGAAGCCGAACTATCAGTTATCTTCAACAATACCACGATTGTACCGGAATGACTATTGTACAAGTTTAGGTCCTTGACAATAGCCGTTGTGGTCGAAGGACACGTATAGATCGTTACGTCTCCCGTGGAACCAACCGTCGTAAGAATGTTTTTATACGCAGAAGCCATTAGCTCATGAACCAGTTCAAACCGTTCGTGTCATCTTCCCCGCTAATGACCGAAGGAATTTCGGTTCTGGTTAATGCGGTTTCTATATCGCTTACAAGTTGGATCATCAGTTCCGCGTCATATTGCGGCGGGATCAGGGGAAGAGATACTTCAAGTAATCTAGCCATTAGCGCCTGCCATCCGGTCGTATGTCAAAGCGAACGTCGCCCAAGGTCCACTGTATGTCGCTGGCGCTGCTCTGCACACGGAGAACCGCGGAACGGGCTCTGGATCGTAAGAAAGCCTGCTCCGTTGTACTTGTAACAGAACTTGTGGAGTTCGTTGTCAGACTATTACCGGGGTAATCTCTTGTTTTTAAAACGTAATCTACTGCGGTGTCGGAATCGGAACTGGAGATATCTACATCGGGAACAAGCCTGCTGATAAACGAAAATTGGTCGCCGTCACCTATGGAAAATATCGAAGACTCTATAAATGGGGACATTGCCTCGCCATCATCAGTAGTCCCTGTTTCGTGAGAATAGATGTAGTTAAGGCTGCTGGATACGCCCGCTGCGCGAGGCTTGGAATGCAGTCCAAAATCTACCCACGCGGTACGGGACAGAGAACCAATGTCCCAGGTGTTGTCTGCATAGTTGTATTTAACATACCTGTCTACGTCATCACTGCTGGAAGAACAGTAGAACCAGAAGACTTCGTTAAACATCCGGTTTGCGCCAGCAAAGAATTTTAGCGTCTGGTCGAAATTTAAATCGTCAAAAACATATCTCAAGACAGTACAGGGGATAGCTTGTATCTGACCAGTGAACATGAAGAAGTTTTCTTTGTCCATCCAGAAAACGCGGTCACCAATTGCCGTAGCGGCATTGGGGGAAATAATGGATATGTTATCAGCCAGAAGGTTAAACGAAAACGTAAACGGAGGACCAACGTACCTCATGCCGTACAACGAGGAATCCGTCCAGATCAGAATCTGCTGCCGGGTTTCGATCCCCGTGATTATTTCCGAGCCTGAAGATAGCCTCTGATCGCCTGCCGTGTTTGTTACTTGCGGGGTCCAGTTAACGGCACTTTCTTGATCAGACCAGCGCACCAACAACAGATCTTGGGTGGCGGTTCCAATAGTGTTCGCTCCAAGACAAATAACATGCCTGTCCGTGTCGGATACCAAAACTTGCCGCGCCGTAGTGGGTGCGTCAGACGCACCTGTTTGAGCACTTAGGGTCGTGGCCCTAGTGGACAGACCTAACGTAGCGTCCCAGTAATAGACGCCATCATCACGTACATTCATTACTGAGTCTTCACCCCAGTTGTCCTGGGACCACAGGCGCGTTTCCCCCGTTGTAAAGGGGGCTACAGCGTCACCAAATCCGTAAAACCAATTGGCTTCTTTAACGATATCACCATCAGAATGAGCCGCCGCGCTGGTGCCTTTAGCCGCTCGGACAACGCCTGCATCAAGGGTGTTACTGGACTTCCCAGTATATTGAATAAGTTCATCATCAACTTGTATCAGACCAACAAAGGTGACTGTGGCTCCACTAGAATGGATTGCCGTTGTAGTTCCATCAGCACCACGAGTAATGCTGCTAAGGACATTGCTCGAATTAGTTTTATATTCAATATTTTCGCTGTCTATTTTGATGGTTCCTCTGGAGGGCATCCCGGAAGAACTGGCAACGCTTATTGTCGTATCTACAATGGCGACGGCGGCGCTTGTCGTCGTAGAAGCCGTTTCAAAATCAGACGCGGATGTTAGGTCTATCGACGTTACGCTGTCGTTTATGCCACCGTCCAAGGTGGTTAGGCTGTATGTCAGGGTCGAACCTCCCCAAAACCCTGCCCCAAAACCCGATTCTGAAACCACCGCTTCGTTGCCAACATGGATTTGATAGTCGGCAACTACAGCCGAACCACCACCCGCTGTTGATCCAGATGTAGCAGACCCCCCTGTGTCTACAGTAAAGCTATTGGCTGAAACAACAGTGGCTATGACCTGCTCTTTATTAAGGTCTGCCGTGGTCAAGCCATCAACAGTAGTGGCTCCGCTAAACGTAACGTAATCACCTTCAACGGCGGAATGCCCCGCTGCCGTGACAGTTATAATACCCGATCCAGAACTACCGGTCGTAAACGGGTTTGTGCCTAACGTCGCGGTACTACGGACAGGAGTAATGTCGTAAAATGCATTGCCGTTTTCTAAGTAAAACTTGGCCGTCGTGCCCGCGCCCATGAGCTTCAAAGCGCCCAATGTAACCCAGCATTTAAGAGATCGAACAGTCCCTATTACGGATGATCCGCTAACCCGCTGCCAACCGCCTATCTTTTCGGGGCGGCCTTTCCGGAAACGAATTAAATTTGAATCGCGCCAACCCTGTGCGTCTGCAAAAGACGTACTTTCCCGGTTAATCCCAGGTCTAAATTGAACTTTTGTTAGAGGCATCTACATCTTCCCTAGCATACCCGCCAACATTAAAATAACCGCGCCAGCAGACCCTATTAAAATCATTTCAAGACGCTTGATACGCTCTAGCGTTTCTTTCCAACGTTCCGCGCATACCGCTTCGTGGGTATTTAATTTTGCGTCAACGTCTCTTATTGTCGGGGACACGGTACTAACCCGCCACCGAAGAGTCTTCTTGTTCGTCTTCTTGCTGCAAACTAGCGATAAGCTGCCGGGTGAAAAATTCAAGCGCGGCAGTTAGCTGGTCAATAGCAAACTGTTGGGTTTGACGTTGACCTTGCAAGGCTTGGATTTGATTTGCAAAATACTTTTGCTGATCGCTCAAATCGTCCGGGGAGTACGACTTACCGCCAAACGCCAATACGTTTTCGTTATTCTCTTCCATTCCTAATCTCCGATCACAGGGGAGTTTTTTGCTATCCATTCCGGTTCCGTCATCAATATTTCTGACGTGTGCGGCTCCGTAGCCGCGCCACAACTCGGGCACCGATCACCGATCTTGCACGAATAATCGTCGGACCACGCGTGGCCGCACGCGCACGCGTAATAATTACGATAGGTGTCGTCTGCAATATCGGTTAAATGCGGTATGGTTGTGTGTGCTATCTCCGGGCGTACTGCTGAAGGCTGGGCCATCACAATCTCCTGATTCAGGCGGGCGGCAGTGAGAGACCCTTTTTGCGTCAATGCCTACTGTAATCATCGGGCGGGTCCCACTGGTGGAGGAATGAAAGGCGGTGCGCTTTAAGCACCTCGGTCGGGTGGTCGGAGACCTGAACGGTACCGGTACCCTCCGTGAGTTGGGCAGCCTGCACGAGGGCCCCGTAATCGCACATCACGTCTGACAGATAGTCGTGCAATATTCCGTTAACGGTATCAAAATCCATCGACGCCCCGAACGCCTCAATGACGTGCTCGCGATCCCTAGCCAGCCGTTCGAGGAGGTACGTCATTAGTCGCCGTTGGGCTAATTTTTCCTCAGTCATGTTATCTACTTCGTTTGCGGCGAACCATTACTTATCCCTCCTTTTACCAGCCGGGCGGCACCTTGCTCTCCAAAGCAGGCGTCCTGATTGCGGCGATCCGCTCGTCGAGCCCGGCCTTGAGTTCGTCCTCGGTGCGATCCAGCGACGCCAATACCCACGCCTGA